TTAATTTTGTATCTCAACTTCAATCCCCGATTTAAACTTGATGGTAATGCATTCATCAAAAATTTCTACTCGTTCAACCAATCGTCTAACCAATACTTCATCAAATTCAAGATTCTCTTGTTCACTTTTGTCTATAAACTCAAGCAGTTCACTCATTCTTTGCTTTGAATTATCGTTTAATGCCTTACCTAAGAGGATATTGTGTTTTTGTTCTTTCAGCTGAATAATCTGCTCTCCAATTTTAGTGACATCTTGATTTTTGCTTGACTGGTTTAATAACTGCTGTTGCATCGCCTGCAGCTGTGAGTCTACGATTTCAATCTCGACTGTATTTTCCGCTTTTAGTAATTTTCGAATACTCAAGTTCAGGATTTCTTTGATTCTACCCTCATCCGCAAACACCCTGTTAATCCCATCAACCACTACTTGTTTCAAATCTTCTTCAAGAATTGTTCTGGCATCACAATCCTTCGTTTTAGTTAATCGTCCCAAACACCGCCAGACAATCGACTTCTTCCCTCGGTTGTTCCAATGCAGTCTGCGATAAATCTCTCCACATTTTCCGCAATAGGTAATGCCAGATAAAGCATACTTGCTACTGTAGGTAATCGAACCCTTCTTATTCTTCAAATTGGCTCTTCTGGTGATTTCTTCTTGAACTTGTAGGAACAAGGTCTTTGGAATGATGGGCTCGTGAGAGTTCTCAACGTAGTACTGCGGCACAATCCCATTATTCTTCACTCTTTTTTTGGTTAAAAAATCAACCGTATGAGTTTTTGCTAAAAGTGCATCTCCCATATATTTTTCATTGATTAAAATGCCTTTGACCGTTGTGCCTGCCCACTTTTTATTGCCTGCACCAGTCAGTATGCCATCAGCTTCAAGGTTTCTAGCAATCTGAATTAAACTTGCCCCCTCAAGGTATTCTTTGAAAATTCGTTTGATCACTTCTGCTTCAGTTGGTTCAATAACCAAATGCCCATCTTCATCTTTGGTGTAGCCTAAGAATCTGTTGTGATTGATGGTAATCTCTCCTTGTTGATAGCGATATTGTAATCCTAACTTTACGTTTTGGCTTAATGACTGACTTTCTTGTTGGGCCAATGATGCCATGATGGTCAACATAATCTCGCCTTTGGAATCCAATGTATCGATATTTTCCTTTTCAAAAAATACTGGGATATTATTCTCTTTCAACTGTCTTATGTACTTTAGACAATCGAGAGTATTTCTAGCAAAACGACTGATGGATTTAGTAATGATTCTATCTACTTTATTGTCCATACAATCCTGAATCAAGCGGTTAAACTCTTCTCTTTTATTGGTAGATGTTCCTGAAATCCCATCGTCTGCATAAATACCTGCCAACACCCAGTCTGAGTTATTATTGATAAAATTGGTGTAATGCTCCACTTGAACTTCATAACTTGAGGCTTGTTCATCACTGTCCGTTGAAACTCGACAATAGGCTGCCACTCTTAACTTTGGCTTTTCTTCCGCATCAATCCTTAATGTTCCAACTCGCTTTGTAGCAGGAATCATGGTAACACTCTTAGTTATCATTGCTCTGCACCTCTCTTTCTATTTGGCTGTAAATATATTCTGCTTGTTCAAAAGGATTTGAAAATTTCTCTGTGCATGTATTCATTTTGAACTTTGTCGTAGGTTCAGCTACAATAGTTGGTTTGGCTTTATCCAACCGTCCCAGTTTGATTGCTCGTTTTAACCTTTCCTCTTGTACCTGTTCAAAAACTTCAGTTGAAATAATTGCTGGGTAAAATTCATCCCCACAATATTCTCCTTTTTCAAGCATCCGACCAACTTGACTATGGGTAAAGTTTAAGGAACAATTCTTATTTGCTGCAGCAAGTGAATCACCCTCAAGAAATCTAGTAAACAGCATTTTGACTTGTTTAGCATTTTCTTCATCAACTTCAACTTTGCCATCAACTATTTTGTAGCCGTAAGGAATATGTTTCATTGTTTACACCAGCCTTTCCTTTAGTTTCAAACCACATTTTAATTTAAATACCAATTCTGTTCTTGAAAGAATTATTACCTCATCTACAAAGCTATCAAAATGTGAATCCTCAAAAGCAGTAAGCATCTGAGCTTGCTTCGTAAACTTGACCAGTTCTTCTAATCTTTCCAAGTTATCAAAGCCTTTGGAAATAGAACCTGTTAGCATCTTCCGTTTATTTTCCAAATCATCCATTTCCTTGGTCAGTTGGTTTTGCTCTTTTACAAATGTTGGTCTTTCAATATAACCATTGGCAACAAACTGAACCAAATTATCCTGTTGCTGTTTCAGTTTTTCTAACTCGGCATCAAGAACTGCGATTTGAGTATTATCAACGGTATAAGTGGTAGCTCGTAAATCTGAAAGCAATGCCTTTAGCAAGATTTGATGGAAAAAAACAAGTTTGTTCATCATGGTGATGAATGCGAGTTTTATCTGTTCATCTTTGATAAACTTCTTGCTACAAGAATACTTGTCTTTAAGATGTGTCGTGCAAGCCCAAGCCACATACTTCTCATTTTTGTTCTTGGTTTGGATTCTCCTTTTGAAAGTTCCACCACATTCACCACATTTCAATATTCCAGAAAAACTATACCGATTTTGATACTTATCATCATCTTGAACAATATTCTTGGATTTGGCATTTTGAACCAGCATCTGTTGTGCTTGATCAAATGTTTCTTTATCAATAATTGCTGAATGATGCCCTTCCATGAAATATTGGTTCTTATCCCCACGATTGATTTTTCTCTTAAAGGAATCATCCGTGAATGTTTTTCCAAATAAAGCATCTCCGATATATTTTTCATTCTTGATGATGCCACGAATGGTTGTGCCATGCCATGTTTTTCTACGTTTGGTGGTTACTCCTTGTTGATTTAGTTTTTCAGCGATGTCTCCAGTACTTGTACCTTTTAAAACATCTGCAAATATATCTTTTACAACCAATGCCTGTTCTTTATTGATAACCATAACACCATCTACCCAATCGTAACCAAAAGGTGGATAGCCAATCTTGTAAGTGCCATTTTGAAATCTTTTTTCAATGCCCCATTTGGTATTTTGGGACAATGATCTTGATTCACTTTCTGCCAGACTACTTAATATGGAAAGCATCAACTCCCCATCCATTGTTTGAGTATTGATATTTTCCTTTTCAAACTCAATGAAAATATTTAGGTCATTGAGTTTTCTGACCATCTCTAGGCAATCTAAAGCATTTCTTGAAAAGCGGCTTATGGATTTAGTTAAGATAAAATCTACTTTTCCATTTTCGCAATCTTGTAGCAGTCGCTTTAATCCATCACGCTTATCAATCTTTGTTCCAGAAATCCCTTCATCAAAATACATCTCCACAAATTCCCATTTTGAATTGGCTAGAATTCGCTGTTCGTAATGCAACTTTTGATTCTCCAAGCTTAGGAGTTGTTCCTCACTAGAAGTGGATACTCGAGCATAAGCTGCTACCCTCAGTTTGCTAGATTTGACTTGTGCAAGGCTATCAATTTTCGTAATCTTTTTCACTGTCTCACCTCTTTCTTTGGTAGTAACATATTAGCTAATAAATCCAATTATAGCAACGATTACGAAGAATATAACTCGTATAAATATGGACATAATTCTTGTCTGATTTCTTGCTCCATTTGACGATATTCATCTACTGAAATCAAAGTGTTTTCTAGTAATTTCTTCAATTGGATAATGGCACTTTGGTAAATGAAATCTGTTTGATGTTGTTCAAAAGTATTTTTACCATCTAATGAATCGACCTCCGTTTTATCCGAAATCTGGATGACTTTCTTTTCTGTTGCAATTTTTTTATAACCGAGTCTCTTATTTTTTAGATTTATTATTTGTTCTTTCTGTTCTTGATTCATCTTTATCGCCTCCTAAGTTACAGGCAAAGAAAATCATTAAAAATAAACCCCGTGACTAATAATTTTCTTTTCCCTATACTCATAAACAAAAAATTCAGAGCAATCGAACCCTAAAACGCAAAAAAGCCAGCAAGTATGACATCAATCACGCTTACTGGCTTTATTTAATTGATGAAAATATAATCATCACTTTCGGATTTACCTGTATTTTTACCTACGGCACAATAACCTTTAGGTGCTCTTGCCCAGACCCAACCATCAGCGATAACAAGTTTCTCATCTTTTGGCAACGTCCAAGAAGCCCCTTTGTTGTAAAAATCAACGATTGCACCACTAAGACTAGGCTTATTGCGGATGTTCAATCCATTAATCTGAACCGTCAAAGTCTTAACTGCTGGTGCAGCAGATGAATTTGGATAGACCTTATTGCCTTTTTCGTCAAAAACGGCGTATCCCGCATTTTGATTGGCACATTTCTTGGCATTGGCTAAATCCTTGAACGCCCCTTTTTGTGACTTCACATCACCCCAAGATTTTCGTACTCGATATAGTCCACTTGTTGCTGGTGGTGTTGATGCTCCACCGTTTAGAATGGTGTTCGCCTTATTACAGATTTCTTGTAATCGTGGTTTCAAGAAGGGGCCACAACAAGAGGTGGCTGAAAAATCACTATGGCTAAATAAATTTTTACCGACTACAAGATTACCTAGCCCATAGCGTTTGGCAATATTCGCACAAATCCTGCTGCTTGCATCAATCGTTGCTTGTGCCACTTGCCATGAGGGTTCTCCTGTTGTGTTCACGTGTTCAATGCCAATGCTTGAGATATTGGCTTCCCAATTGCCTGCGTGCCATGCGGTGTTGTTCTCATCCACATACGCTCGAATCTCCCCGTTTTTCCCGATACCGTAATGAGCACTCGCCTCACGAGTTTTCCAAATGCTCGGTACGATGTCGTAGTTTGTTCCTGCCATATGATGGATGATAATTTTGTTGACTTTGGCTCCAGAACGTCCGTTGCTAAAATGCGGGAAGTCTTGAAAACCATATTTACTTGCTAAAGATGAAATGCCCATTTACTTGTCCTTCTTGTTTTCGTTGATTTGATTTAAAATGTCTTTCAATTTTTGTGGTACGGGTAGACCTAATTGAATGGTGTTTTCAATAATGGAAATCCCCTCGTTTGAGAGGTAAAAGAAAATGACAGCGTCTCGCAGGACGTTGCCATTGCCAATGATTTCTACATCCAAGAGATGAGCTACCCCAATCAGAAGAAAAATCATCACTTTCTTGGTGATTCCTTCTGCTCCAATGTGACTGGCCAGTTTATGCTCGACAATCGCTTTAAGTACACCCGTGATATAGTCCACCACCACAAAAGCACAAAGCGTGTAAATCGAACCATCAAAGCCACCTAAGAACCAACCGACAAAGCCACCTAGTGCCACCATTCCTACTTGAATAGTGTTCCATGTTTCTTTCATCGTATTTCCTCCTCCAATTTTTCTAACAACAAATCCAATATTTCTGCATCGGTTCCTGATACGATCATCTCACTACTTTCCAATCCTTCAAGCAAAAAAGGCAGTTGCTCCTTGAGTTCATCTACATTAATGGATACGGACTCATTGATGAGTTCCGCCTTTTCTTGATGATATTCTTCTGCGGTGGCTTCAATCAGGCTGAAATTCCCGTCTAGTTGAATCAGTTTACCGTTGTCATCTTTTTTACCAAATTTTTCTAAGAGCTCCACTTCATCTTTATAAAGCTCATCAATTTTGAATTGGACGAGCCTTTTTAGTTTGGTACGAAGTCGACTTGCCTTGGGTTTTAATTCCGCTTTTTCTAGAAACTGTAAACTGCCAACCAACTCGTTATTTTTTAACTTTATCATTTGCTACTTTCTCCTTTAATTCTCCAACTTGTATGCATAAATCATCCACCACCAAAACCAATAACTCCACCATATCCGTTGATAATTGGATAGGTGCTTCGGGTTGATGAAATTCACGTGTTAATGCATTGCTTGGTTTCTCTTCCATCACAGCCTCCTAACTGTATTGCGTCCATGAATTAAACGTTTGGGCGGGATACCAACTCGTAATTTGTCCACTACTATTAATCGCTGAGGGTAACACAATTGTTTTTCCTGCCAACTTCTTACAAATCTCTCGGATAATCCCAAAGTCCACATAAACGCCATCATCACAAAGGTAAAGATTGTTTCCAGCAAAAACAATACCTGCTGTTCCACCTCCCGACTGAATGGTTTCATAAACGGATGAAATCGTGGTAGTCGTTAACCTCACGTGACGTGTTGTGCCATCAGAGTAGGAAACACCGATCTTGTCATCAAAATAGACAATATCACTAAAATGAAAGCCTTTGTCCATGCCATTTTGAAGTTTTGAAGCATACCATGTTAGCTTTTGAGTATAAGCACTTGCGCTAGAACTATCTTGATGTGCCCAAGACATATACTCTGTGCCGTATTCCAAATCAAAGACTAACCCTCGCCAATCATTATGGCCGCTGATATTGTTTGCTCCAATGGTTCCAACCGTTGTCCCATCACGACGAATGGTCATCCCTTGCGAGTTGATTTCAGTGACCAAAGTTGATCCTGAGTAGTACCCAATGGTCGTGCCCGTTATTCGGATAGATGAGCTTGCCGTAATTGCTGTTAAGATATTTGCGGCGAGCTTGTCAGCGGTAATGGAATTTGCGGCAATCCGTGAAGCATTTAGCGTACCTGTCGTAATTTTTGCCGCATCAAGACTTGCAATTTTGGCACTGGCAATCGTGGCATCCGCGATTTTCGCATTGGTCACCGATAAATCTTTTATCATGGCACTGGTGATAACGGCATTGTCAATCGTCGTTGTTCCCGTGATATGCACTTTATTCCCTGCAATCAAAATACTTTCTGGCGAGATATTGATTTGGTTGATCACATCTCCTTTGCCAACCCTCAAGTTAATCAAATCTTTCTGCATAAGGATCGCGGAATAGACGGTATTGGCTTTTGAGTAGTCCGCCCTTGCCGTATCCGAGAAAACATTCCCGTCATACTCCTCAGGTTTTATTGTGGTATTCACTCTCACTCGCATCTTGAGGGCATTACTAGGAACAGTCACAGCGCTAGACGTGTTTTGATAAAACACCTGCACATACGCCGATTCATCAAGTGGGTTCAACGTAAATGGTGAAGTGCTTGTATTATAGATTCCAGCATAAGTACCGTTTTTGATGGAAAAGAAGGCAACATAGAGGTTATCCCCTGTCATATCTGCTTTCTGCTCATCCGTCAAAGTCCAAGAATGAAGGGCATTACTTGAGTTCGTGATTGTATCGATGGGTTGCCAAGATCCTCCTGCGTAAAGTAAGACGATATTGTCGGACGTGTCTTTTCGACCATTCCAAGTGATGGTGTTCGGAAAAACTCGACCGCCTAAAGGTAATTTGTAAATTGCCAGATAGTCCTCAGCTGAGGCATATGGGTTTGATGTTACTGAGCCAGTGATAGACAAGGTCTCGACATTTTTCGAATTGAGGTAATCAAGGATTGTGGTGTTGTCATACGTTCCAACAGCCAACTTCTCGACATACTGCTTGGGGGCTGGCACATAGTCCACATAGGGCAAGGTGAAACCATAAAAGTGATAGTAAGACGTGACTGACGTTCCATCTCTTCGTTGAGCAATATACTTATCACCTGACTCCACATAAATGAACTCTGAGCGGATATAGTTCGTGGCAGTTATCTCTGAACCATCACTCGTGTTAAGCGACCCCTGTTCCCAATTCTTCACTTTGAAGGGAATACCGATTTCATCTTGAAGTTCCGAGACTTTCAAGAGATGGTATCAGAAGTCTGTTGAATCAATGTTTCGGCTGATGTCACCCTCCCTGTCAACGCATCAACGGAACTTTGACTTGCCTTTGATGCGATTTGCCCTGCTTGAACTGTCAGACTTGCCTCAGCACTTGTGATTCTGCCAGTTAAGCTATCCAACGAAGTTTGGCTCGCTTTGGCAGCTATCTGACCTGCCTGAACGGTGAGTGTCGACTCAGCTGTCGTCATTCGCCCTTGAAGGTTGGCAATGTTGGTCGCAGCCAGTTCAATTTTTGTGGCATGCTGATTTACGGTAGTGGTTAATGTTTCAGTCGCAGATTTGGCTTCAAGAGCCGATATCAATGATTGATTCAACCCTTGGTCAAGAACGGCTGTTGAGGTTGTAGTTGAGCTATCCGAGTAAGTCGTCACCACTCTCATCCAGTAATACTTGCCACTCGACCAAGTGGGAATGGTGTTTGACCACGAGCCACCTGTTTGAGTGGTATTTGAGGTTGAGAGGTAAAACTGCTCTCGAACTGATGTAATCGTAGGCGCATTTTGCCCCGGAGTACCTGGACTACCTGTCGAACCCGTTGCTCCAATGGCGCCTGTATCCCCTTTGTCGCCTTTTACGCCTTGCTTTGAAACCGAGTACGAAGTTGTCGCAGAGTTGTCCTGAAGTGTAAACACAGTTCTCGCCCAAAGATACTGGGTTGAAGAAACGGATGGCACGGTACTTTGCCACCCCGACGTTGGGGCGGTTGTCCCACTTGTTCCGACCGCATAAGAGACCACTGACGATTTCACGGATTTGTTAAAGGCTGAGTCAGCGACTTGGCTGGCAGAATTTGCAGTTGCGTTGGCTTGATTTGCATTTTCCAAGGCGTTCACTGCCTCATCAAAGGCGTTATTGGCTTTTTCAAGCGCATCAGCTGATTCTTCCTGAGCTTGAGCAACTGCTTGTTTTACTTCTACTGCTGTCAGGTCATTGGCCAGTGCATACCATTGAGTCACCCCGTCACGGCTTTCATAAACCCACATTTCAAGTTTGTCGCCATTCTCTTTGTACCAAACGTCCCCTAACTTTGGATTGGCTGGCGTATCCGGACCATAAAAGTTGGTGTTCTTACCATTGGCGGCAGTCAAAGCATAGTTGGCATCATCTTTGGCTTGTTCCACTTTGATATCGACTTTCTTGATGTCCTTTGCTACATCGGTGAACTTCGGCATGACGTTCCCAAGCGTGATAGAAATGAATGCTTTCAAAATGGGGTCATACCTGTACTCAACCATTCGAGCGGTCACACTAAAGCCGTCCTCTGCATGAGTGACAGAGACGAAATCGCCTAGATTAATCGTCTCAAGACTTGAAAACTGCTTATATTCCTCTGTTCGCTCAAGTGGGGCAAACTCTACATCATAAGTCGCAGTCGGTTTATCAATATGAGATACCGTAAATTCCAGTGCTGCAAGTCGCCTGAGTTCCGCATAAGCCAAATCCTTGGTCGCAAACTCGCCTTCTTCATCTCCTACTTTGACGTTGTCATACTTGGTGATCTTGATTTTAGGGCTGACATAGCTATTGATGAGTGGGCTATCAACATATTTTTCTGGCAAGAATAAACCATCATATCCTTCCGGCATGATGCGAGTAACGATAGACGAATAGTCTAAATCCGACTTGTAACCTGTCAGATTCTTCTTGTCTCGAATTTGGACACCATTGTCACTGCCTCGGTGGGCAAGCATAGAAATCGAATAGTTATCTCGGACAATCTCACCACCGAACCGTGCTTGATAGCCATTATCCAAATCACTATCAAGCAAGACTTCGACTGGATTCAATCGCACTAAGCGGACGTTGTTGACCGTAGTTATATTGGACGTGCCCGAGAAACTATGAGGGACAGTGGTTGCACCGAGTAACTGTGTCAACGCACCACTCCCGTTTTTATTCACGATATAGGTATCTTCAATGAGGTTCTTTGCCAAGTCGTAAAAGATATGATGCGCCACGATATGAACCAAACCTCCTAGTGAATCATCACGTTCTACGATTCGAAAGAGTTGGTCTTGAAGTTCAGGCACAGGACATTTCACAATCATCTCTGGTCGAAGTTTGTCGCTCCACTTGCCCCGAATTGGATAGTCGAACTCCAAAGAAAAAAGCCCATTAAGTTGCTCGAAAACAACTGGGCTTATCACTTCATTATCGAGGACAGCTAGTCCGTTATGATTGAAATTCGATTCAGTTTTGTCATATAAAATCATCATAAATATCGCCACCTCGGTTCGATTTCGACTTTGGTGATTCCTGTTCCAAGCGTGACCGTATTGGAGCCCACACGAAATTCAGGAAAATCACCCGTCATTAGATTATTGGTTGCCACGTCACCGTAGTAACATTCCTTCAGCTCGCTATCGATAATCAAGTATTCCGATTGAAGGTTAAGAATAATAGGTTTGCCATTGATGGTCAACGTCCTTGTTCCACTGCCATATACCTTGATTCGTGGCAGCGAAAAGACATTCCCGATATTTGTCACCGTTCCTGATGAGGTTCGGTTAATCGTTGGCACACCGGCTTTATAACGAAATGGCGAGCAGGTAACCTCAAGCTCAAACTCCCACATGTTTGATAGCACTTGCGTTAACCCACTCGCCTTAACGATTTTCATTTTATAAAAGACAGACGGATCATTTGAGAAGCTGATAGTCTTGGCATTCAAGATTTGTGGAGAGATGGTACGCCACACCGTCCACACATCTTTTGCCCAGATTAGCGCTTTAAGCGTGAAGGTCATGTCCTTCCAACCTTTGAGAAAGGTCAAATTCCCTTCTCGTCCGTCCACTTCAATGTTTTCAACTACTCGTTCAGATGTCGGCAAAACCGGAACTTGAGTAATTCGTAAACCAAGGTCAGTCCGTGAATTGATTGTTCCGTCTACAATAAAAGCATTCAAGCTACCACCTCCCATCTAGTAAGCATAATTTCTTCGTTTCAAAACCGCCAAGCTCTTATCAATTTCAGGAGCCAAACGGCCGACCAGCGTTCCATCATCAAGGGTAATCTTGATGTCCATCGCTTTAAGTAAAGCGGGGAACATCTCAGTCGTAATATTGGTCAGTGCATCCACCTTCGCTCCTAAGTCAAGCATTGAGAAGGTGCTGTCGATTGCGGTATGGATGCCAGTATCAATATCAAAGTTTGGCATATCGAATTCGGTCGGAATGGCATTCTGCATGGTTTTAGATACACCAGTCATTTCCTTATCGAACCCAACGCCAATCCCTAGAGCCATGTTCTTCCCGATTTCATCACTGAATAAAGTCGAAGGCGAATGAATCCCAAAGAAGTCTTTGATATTATCCACCAAGCCACCAAAGAAACCAGAAACTTTATTTCTGAGCCAATCACCCGCATCAGCGATACCATTCCATAAACCTTTAATCAGGTTAAGCCCGATGTTCCCCATGGTCGAAACATACTCACCAAAGGCGTTCACGAGACCCGTAATAATCTGTGGCACCGCTTGAACGACTGCCGAAATAATAGCGGGTAGGTTTTGAACCAAAGCAACTAGCAGCTTAACTCCTGCCATGATAATTTTGTCGATGTTGCCAACCATTGTTCCAGTAATCGCATTGATAATCTGAGGTAGGGCATTCGCAATAGTCGTGATAATTTGTGGCAAAGCGCCAATCAGGGCGACCAACAATTGAATCCCCACATCAATCATCTGAGGAATGGCACCGATTACCGCATTCAAGATGTTTTGAATGATGACTGGAATGGCAGCCACAATCGCATTAATAATGTCAGGCAAAGCTGTCACCAATGAAGTCAACAACTGGAAGCCCGTCTGGATAATAAGCGGAATCGAATTGATAATGAAGTTCACGATACCTGTGATAATTTGTGGCAAAGCGCCAATCAAAATCGGTAAAGCCGTGATCAAGCCTTGAGCCAATCCCATGATTAGTTGTAATGCGGCATCAATTAATAACGGCAAGTTCTCAATCAAACCATTCACAATCGTGATAATTGCCTGAATCGTGATCGGAATAAGCTCTGGCAAAGCTTCTCCGATACCTTGAATCAAGGTCGTCACCAATTGAAAGGCTGCATTGATGAGAAGTGGCAGATTCTCAATCAAGGTTTGAACAATCGTCAATACTGCTTGAACCACTACTGGAATCAAGGTCGGTAGTAAGCCTAAAATCGTCTGCAAGACTTGCGAGAACAATGAGGTCACTGCTTCAAGTAAGGTTGGCAATAGTTGCCCAATTGCACCAATTACGGCAGCAATCACAGCAGGTAAAGCAGAGACGATGTTCTGAATCACTGGAATGATGTTCTTAATCACGTTTTTGAAGGATTCGATCACGTTCCCGATAAGCATACCGATATCCGCATTGGCATTACCTAGTCCTGCCATCAGGTTTGAAATGGCTGACTGCATTCCACCAATTGAGCCACTAATGGTTTCCGTTGCTTCTTTGGCTGTCGTTCCTGTAATGCCCATCTCGGTTTGGATTGCGTGAATAGCTTCGGTCACATCCGCAAAATTTGAGAGGTTATACTTCTTGCCCGTGATTTTCTCGGCATCAGCTAAGAGCCTTTCCATTTCACCTTTTGTCCCGCCATAACCTAATTTCAGGTTGTCGAGCATGGTGTAATTCTGCTTGGCGAAACCTTGATAGGCATTTTGGATGTCGGACATATTCGAGCCCATCTTGTTGGCATTGTCGCTCATGTCGGTGATGGCTTGGTCAGCGACTCCGGCTGCTTTTGCCGTGTCACCATTGAGCGACTGGATCAAACTTGCCGAGAAGCCAGTAACTGTTTCCATGTATTCATTTGCCGACATCCCGGCTGTTTTGAAGGCATTGTCTGCCGACTTTTGCACTGTTTTCGAGGCATCACCAAAAAGGGTATCAACCCCACCGACTAATTGCTCATAGTCGGCATAAGCTGATACCACTTGTTTTCCTAATTCAATTGCGACAGCACCGGCAGCAAGTGCCACTGCTCCCATGGCTACACCAATGCCTTTAAGGACTCCACCGAACTTCTCGAATTTGCCACCAGACTTTTCAGCCTCTTCACCGGTATCCTTGAGTTCATTCCCAAGCTTATCGGTTTCTTTAGTCGCTTCGACCTCTTCTTGCCCCATAGAGTCGATTGCTTTCTCGTTGTCAGCTAGTTCTCGCTCCATGCCGTTCAGTTGAGCCTTGGCATTGTTGAGCTGAATCGCCCAGTTCTGCGTTCGCTTATCGTTTTCTCCAAAGCTGGCGTATGCATTTTGAAGGGCACTTTCAAGAGTGGTGATTTTCTCTTTCTGTGCATCAATCGACTTATTAAGGACTGCATTTCTAGCGGAAACCGCTTGAATGCTTTTGTCGTTTTTATCAAATTCAGATGATACCAGTTTCATCTCTGAACCTAGCACCTTGAAGGATTGGTTGATTTCACGAAGAGAGTTCTTGAACTCTTTTTCACCTTCAACGCCAATCTTCAAACCAAAGTTATCTGCCATTAAACCTCACCTCCTCCCTGTTTTAGTGCATTAAAAAAGCACTTAGCAAAAATGCTAAATGCCTACAAATGTCGATTATTTTGATGCATCGTCTTATAATCTGTTCAAAAATTTATTCAAGTTTGATTGCCCTGTTTGTTTTTCCTTCTCGACAATAAGTAACTCATACGTGTCAATCAGCTTATCGAGTTCTTCATTGTCAATAGATGAAATATCTTTGGAGAATTTGACCTTTTCGTGAAGGAGCATCCACATACGAGTCAGTGAAACCCCAATCAAAAAAACTGATACAAGCCCAAACATGAAATCCACTACAGTTAATCTAGCACCTCTAGAAAAGAAATCAATAATCATTTTTATGACTAATGCGGACAATGGGGAACAAATTAATAGTGTCATTGTTTTCAAACCTTTATAACGAATAGGTTCTTGTTTTTTCATAAATCTCCACAACTCCAAAAATTAGAATAAATCACAATTAAAATTAACCGCGAACCATGAAATTATACTCCTATCCATTTTTCAATGCCATTATTAGCACAAAAGAATATTTATGTGAAACCCCTAAATTCCACTTGGAATCACATCATCAATAAACACCTCAACTTTCGGCTTGCTGATACCCGTGAATTGCTTATGACACTCCCATAAATCAAGAAACAATCCAAGTGGACAGAACCAGAAATCATCTGACGTCATGCCCATTTGCACCGTTCCATAATAGTAAAGGCGAGTAAATGTTTCAACGTCACTTACTCGCCTGCTTTGTTTTTTATTTCAAGCTCACTTTCAATATTTCGAGCTGTTCCTTTGAACATTGCTTCTGTAATTGCCGACTTGTATTCAGCCAGTTCAAGAGGTGAAGTCAAAAGTTCGACATACTCAGTTGTGAGCTCCTCCCGCTTGTCCTTGTTCTTCAAATTGTGAATCTTTATTGACTGGTTCGCAAGCAACGTAATCAGCCAGATGATTTCATCAAGGGCTAGTTCAAAGTTTTCACTTTTGAGCAACTTCTCACCCAAGTTTTCAAGTCCACCGTAATGAGAAGCGATTTCTTTAGTCGCCTTGGTCGTCAGGATAAGCTCATACTCATCTCCGCCAAGCGTTATCTTAGCACTGCGTTCTTCTGTCATGTCGTCCTCCTAGCCTTCCACAAATTCTGGTTCATACACTGATGTGTACCAACCACTGATGGTGGCAGTATCCACTCCAGAATCGTTTTCATCCACTTCAGCTTTCCAAGGGTGTTTGCCTTGACCATCAAGTTTATTTCGGCGCATCACTGTTCCTTCAATCGTTGGGGTTGAGAAGGTAATGTCGTCACCTTTTGTCGCAAGGCTTGTACTTGGTACGGCAAACTTCACACGGTATAGCCATAGGTACTTGTATTTCCCGTTCGACTTGCGAGCCCTAAAACCAATTGCTACTGGTGTGCCACCGTCCTCAGTTGTTGAAATCAAGACGCCATTTTGGTCGACTGTTGCTCCAACAAGCACGGCTGCCACACTTCGACCAATGTCATCAACTCCAAGTGTGAGTTTCCCATTCTTAAATTCTTTGACCACTTCTGATGCACCATCGTCCGCAAACAAGGTCGCTTCTGCCAATTCAACTGACAGTTCAGCCGATATTGCTTTAGCAAGTTTGACCGGTGTCCCGTAGGTTTCTTCGCCTGTGGTTGCAGACTCCGTAATCGGTGCATAAAATAATTGATCCAATCCAATCGTAGCCATCTTATCCCTCCATTTCATAATGCTTGGCGACATCTATCGCCACATGATAATATTTCGTGTCTTTCTCAAAACCGACAAAGAGCCGATCCGTAATCGTGAAGTCGGCTCCCAGTAAGGCTTGAGTTATTTGTTTCTTCAATTCCAGATAATTCCCACGAACAAAGAGCGAAATGCGAACCTCACAAATGTCAATCGTGGGCAAATTATCCCCGTAGACTTCAAAACGATCCGTTAGTGGTGTCAGTACTGAATAAACGTCAGGAGCCGGACCACTGAACTCGCCCGTTTCAACTGGAATGTTGAGGTTTGAAAGTAGAGTGTTTAGTTCTTCTAAAATCAAATGCTCTCTACCTCGCTTTCGAGTTTCGCCTTCATCGCCTCAATGCAAGATTTCCTTGATTTCGACTTGGCTGGTTTCAAGAATGGTTTTGGTGCTTGACCGTGTCGACCGTACTCGAGAATGTTAGCTATTTTCGCATTCGATTCTCCGTCAGTCCTTGGTTCATCAAAACCAACCTTGATATTCCAGTTACCATCCTTATCCTGACGAGCCTGTGATGTACCGAGAGCCTTCTCAAGTTCACCCGTTGACCGACTTTCAAACTTGGTATTCTTTCCAACAACAGCCGAGAGATTGGTTCGCACTTTGGCTTCCACCACTTCAGCACCACTTTCTAAAACTCGTGGCAGGATTTCATCAGTCTTGCTTTCTAGTTTTGATACCTTCATCAAGAAGTCCTCTGGCATCTTCATCATTGCCCTAGCCATCAGCACTCACCTCAACTTTCGTAGTCAACACTTCAAGGTACATGCCTCGGTTTCTGACGTTTTCAACCGAGATAATTTGATACCTGTCGTTTTCCGAGATGATAACCATTTCAGTAGTCGCCGAAACATTCGGAATCACCCGCAAGCGAAATAAACAAGTCGCAGAGCTAAAGGTCGCAAGGTTGACCCATTTTTCAGTTGAGTTCTTTTCTTCCTTATAAGCTCGAACACTCGCTAGAACTTCATCTTGTTTGTTCACAAAACCTGCACTATCTTTTTGATTGACCGTTTTGACGATCTGAATATGTTGGTTCATTTTCCCAAAGCTCATACCTGCCACCACCTATCTAGCCGAAGTAACAAATTAACCGTGTTCCAGACTTGGCTAGTCGCATTGACGTTATCCGAAAAGAACCCAGCTGTTGACCCGTCACGACTTTCATAGAAGTGACTAGCCAACATGATAATCGCTTGCTCGGTCGTGGCTGGGATTTCATTTTCCGAATAATAGCCTTCCGTTAAGTGTTGGTAGCTTTCGGCATAAGAAAGAGCCGTCAGAATCAATCGTTTCAACAGCTCATCATCTTCACTATGCTCAAGGATGAGATTGGCTTTTACATTTTCAAGTAAATCGCTCATAGGCTCACTCCTACGAAGCCGAAGCGGATGCTTTCATCTTCAAGATTTGCACAGCTTCTGGCAAGACAAGTTTGCCGTCCACACGTTCTTTGGCAAGGAAACCAACCATGCCGTTTCCGGCAAATAGTTCACGTAATTGGTCGAATGAACGCACCCCACGATCCCCAATGTTGTAGTAAGAAAAATCGCCAAAGGCAATCACAGGTTGACCTGCCGCAATCGTTGGAACAAAGGCTGAGGTGTAGACAGGATAGCCAAACAAGCGGTCAGGCTCTCCTGCTTGAATGGCTGGTTGCCATAGATACGCACCATTGTTGTCTTTTAATTTACGGAGTAGGGCAATCGTTTGGTCATTTAGGATAAATGCTGCATTTTTACGATAAGGTCGTCCTAGTGCATACACCAAATTAATGATTTCGTCTGCTGTAATTGTGCTTTGGGTGTTGGTCGTCACAGCTATTTGCCCTCCACCGTCTGTCGCAAAAATGCCTAATGGCTTGCCGACCCCATCTCCATTCAAGAACGCATTTTCTTCCGCATTGGCTAACGCTTTGGCGAATTGATCCAAGATGTAGCTTTCCAGGTTAAACGCATTGTCGTACAACAATTCGTCGGTGATTTTGATGGCTACATGGAGTTTGTGGGCATCGAGTAAGATTTGGTCGAATGTTGCCTCACCAAAACTTAACGCTCCACCCTCTTCAATCCAACTTGCCGCAGGAGTGGTGGCAGCGATATTGATTTTATGCTCGCCACTGGTTGTGATAGCTGTACCGAGTTTGCGTAAGATGTTTTCTTCGGTTAACCCTTGAATCAAACGAGAATCATATTCTTCTGGCACGAGGTAGCCCCCAGATTCATTGATACCCTCTTGTAAAACATTCGATACTTGTTTGAAATTTGAGCGAAGTGCGGTCAACACCGCATTTTTGTATTCATTCGAGGCACGACCTGTTTTTTGTTCCGTTTTGTTTTCCGACATAGGTTGCGTTGTCAAAGGGTGGCTCATGGGTTTCAACAGTTCACGTTCCATTTGTTCCATGGCTTGCAGACGTTCAATTTCTACCCCATAATTTTTGACCTTTTGTTCCATTTCAGCATAAGTTTCCGCATCTTCCTCAGACATCAGCCCGTCTTTGTCCTGTTTGCTTTCGACAAAGGCTTTTGCTCCCTCCCATGCTTGGTTGCGTTTTGCCATCATTTCTTGCATTGTGTTCATGTTAATTCCTCCAATTTTTCAATAAAAATAGCCGTTCCATTAAGGAATCGGCAGCGATAGTATTTGTTGATTCTTCCTGCTTTTCAGGAATTTTGCATTTCTCAGCAATCTTCTCCATGAGTGAGTTGGTAATCGCCACTTCAGAAAAGGTTTCTTCGACTTGTGGTACGTCAGGATTGGGTTCTCCAATGATTGCATCCGCAAAGCCGAGTTGCATTGCTTTGTTGGCATCCATCCACGTTTCCGCATCCATCATGTGAGCAATTTTTGTTCGTGATAGTGACGTCTTGATTTCATAAGCATTGATAATGCTCTCTTTGACTTCATCTAACATAGCGATTGCTTTTTCCATGTCTACTTTCTCACCAAAAGCCACGGTTGAGGGATTGTGAACCATTAACATGGCGACTGGTGACATCAACACTTTATCTCCTGCCATGGCAATGACACTTGCTGCACTGGCGGCAATGCCGTCAATCTTGACCGTAACGTTTCCCTTATAGTCTTTCAACATATTGTAGATTTGACTGGCAGCCACACAATCGCCACCCGGAGAATTAATCCAAACGGTAATATCTCCTTTGCCACTCACTAATTCATCTTTGAACATTTGTGGCGAGACTTCATCATCAAACCAACTTTGGTCTGCAATCTGACCATTCAAAAAAAGCGTCCGTTCAAGACTTTCTTCCTGTGTTTCTTGATTGACTGTTGTTTGATTTTTCCACTTCCAGAATTTTCTCATCTGTAGTTTCCTCCTTTCCAGAACTTCGATAGGCACTCCCCGCAGAAATGAGTGGCATCATATTGCCATTCACAAGGTATAAATCCCCACCGTCCTCTTCTGAAATACGGTCGAGGTTCTCGAGTTCTCTGATATCGTTCGCACTCATCCATCCATTTTGTCTACCTGTTGCGTAACCGTTCATTCTGCTTTGGTAATCTCCTCTAAGCAATCCATCAACATTGAATTTGATAAAATAATCCTTTTTTTCCTCCTCATTGAGTAATGCACGAGTGAGAGATTGTTCCAATCTGGTCACCCAAGGGTCCAAGGTATACTTCACAAATTCTAGTGACTGTTGCTCAATATTACTAAAGCTCGACTTCTCCAAATCGCCAACCATGTGAGGGGGAATTCGGAAAATCCGAGCGATTTCATTGATTTGAAACTTTCTTGTTTCCAAAAACTGGGCTTGTTCTGGACTAATGGAAATCGGTGTATACTTCATTCCTTCTTCTAACACTGCCACTTTAGCCGCATTGGAAGAACCCCCGAATGTCGCATTCCAACTTTCACGAATACGCACAGGGTCTTTGAGTGTCCCCGGGTGTTCCAAAACACCACCGGGATTGGCGCCATTGGCGAAAAACTTCGCCCCGTATTCTTCGGTCGCAATCGCAAGACCAATGGCGTTCTTTGCCATGGCAATCGGGGAGTAACCGATTAATCCATCAAAGCCAAGACCGGGAATATGCAAAACATCTGTGGCACGAAGATTCGTAGACTTTCCGTCAATGGTATAGATATAAGATAAATTACCACGCTCATCACGTTCCACTTTCATTTGATTGGGCATCAATGGGTAGAGTGACAAAATTTCACCTTTGCCATTGCGAATAATCTGAGCGTATGCATTCCCCCATAGTAAAAGATGTGTCATCAGTGTTTCTCGAAAAACAAAGGACGTCATTTCACTATTGGGCTCATCATGAAGTAGGAAATAAAGTGGGTGGTCAATTGCTTTTTCCTTGCCACCGCTCTCTTGATATTGATAAACGTTCAGTGGCAAACCCGCAACTGCCTCAGCTAGTATCCGTACACATGAATAAACTGCCGTCATTTGCATGGAGCTTTGTTCAGTGACGACTTTTCCTGCCGTTGTGCCACCAAATAGAAAACGATGTCCACCACCTATAGCTTGGTTCTTTGGTTTATCTCTTGATTTGAAGAAAATATTAAATAAGCTCATGACTTCAGTCCTTTCTAATTTTGGGTATGAAAAAGCACCTACTTCACTTGATAGATGCTACAACTATATTAAATATTTAGTAACTGTTTACGTAATAAAAGTAACTCATTATAATTTTGAAACAATTCGAGCAAATCATCTTCTTCAATCAACCATGCAGAATCACTCGGTTTCAGTTTAGATAACAAAGGTTTAATGGTATTTTTAGATATAATTCCGTCTACAAAAAACATTCTAGACTTTCTTCATTAATCCATTTTTTAAAATTTTCATCATCTTTAAAATTACTTGAAAATGCACCACCTGAAAAACATTCGTATAAAAATTTGGGCATTTGATCAAAGTATGGGGATAGACCTCTTTTTTGCATACATCTATTGGGAAGTCGTATAACATTTTCTCTATTGCAAGCAACTTCAGAAAACTTATAAATTTCTTCGACCAATTTATTCCCTCTAGGTAGGATGTTATTGATATCATTTGAAATAATTTGTATAAATTTACTTGGATTTCCATATTTGTTATTTTTATAAAAATTACTAGGATATTTTTTATTATCTTTTAAAACATTAACCGCCATCATTAATGGACCACCAAAAGATAACAGTGTATCTGCATGTAAATCTCCATCGAGCCAGTTTACATCAACCTCATATTTTTTTCTCCATTCATCTTTATCTATGAAATTTGGATATGTTTCATCCCCTTGAATCCAGTAATTCAAGTAATTTAACACAGGATTTTCAGTATAATTACTTCCAATAATATTTTGCATCATATTTTTTTCCACTGTAAACAACTCCTATCCAAAATAATTATACCATTCGCAAATTGCAAGTGCAAGTTAGCCACTAGAACGCTTCAATTAACATATGATTTGGTGTCTTGAAGTTGAACATTTTTCTTGGATAATTGTTCATCCAGTTCTCAATGTAAGCCACGAATTGTTTCGTGGTTTTCTTTGTGCCCTTAGGTAAATGTCTACGTATCATCCGGTTGTGATTTTCATTTGTTCCTCTTTCGTGGCTGGCATAAGCATGACAGTAGTATACAGGACAATCCAGCGCTTCTGAGAGTTTAGCAAACTCCCTGCCGTTATCTGAGGTTACAGAAAGTGCAGAGAATTCGATTTCCCTTAAAGCTCGATTGACAGATTGTGAGGTCTTATCAGGGATAAGCCGAATGATTTCTAAGCGTGTCTTGCGCTCGGTGAGTGTCAATAGACACTCGCCCTTCTCTTTGGTCAGAAGTACCGTATCAATCTCCCAATGCCCATATTCTGAACGGTCATCAACACTTTCAGGACGATCCTCTATAGATAGACCCAGCATATATTTAGGCTGTTTCACACGCTGTTTCTTAGGTTTTCGATACTGAGGATAAAGCAGTTCGTGGTAGGACACCGAAAGAATACCAGAGGCTATCCAGTTATAAAGTGTACGTAAACAAACCACACCCTTGATTTCTTGATGAATGACTTCGAGAGAAAGCTTGTTTTTCACTGCTTTGGAGATTTTCTCGTCCAATTGAGTATTCAGCTTTGTGGCACGTTTAGAGTGTTTTCTTAAAGTCTTGTAGCTCTCTTGAGCAATTTTCGCTGAATACTTGGTCTTATACTTGAGTTGAACTGTTCCTCGTTTTATCTCGTTATGAATCGTTTGAGGAGCTTTACCAAGACGATTTGCGATTTCTCGGTTACTGATTTTCTCCTTATTGTGCCAACGTTCAATAAGGAGACGTTCTGACTCTGTTAAATGCTTACCTTTTGAGGTATAATTGTCTTGCATCATGAAACCTTTCGACTTTGTTTTTTAGCAACTACAAGTCTAACATTTCATGATGTTTTTTCATGCTCTCAGGGTGGCTAACTTCATTTTACAATTTGCGATAATTATACCATTTATAAAATTAGTAACCCTCTTTCATCATACACACTAGCTTTATCATTATTCCCACAGCGAATCGCTCGATCCAGTGCCATAATGGTCGCAATCGCCCCATCAATCTTCTCAGTCGATTTTTCTTTATCGGCTTTGATGTTTCCTGCTGGATCAGTTCGAATAAAAATATTATCCATGTTCCAGCGAAGGACTGGATGTGCACTGTGAGCTATTTTCTTCTCAAGTGTCAGTTTCATCAACTCTTTTGTGGGAGGGCTCATGTCTTTGAACCCTTGTCCGAACGGTACAACTGTAAATCCCATACCTTCGAGATTCTGAACCATCTGCACAGCGCCCCAGCGGTCAAAGGCGATTTCGCGGATGTTGTACTTTTCTCCGAGTTCCTCAATAAAGGTTTCAATGAATCCGTAATGAACGACATTTCCCTCTGTGGTTTTGAGCCAACCTTGCTTTTCCCATAAGTTATAGGGAACGTGGTCACGTTTCACACGAAGGTCGAGTGTGTCCTCTGGAATCCAGAAATAAGGAAGAACGACAAATTTATCATCCTCATCTTCTGGTGGAAAGACCAAAACAAAGGATGTGATGTCGGTCGTGCTTGAAAGGTCAAGGCCACCATAACAAACTCGACCTTCAAGTGACTTCTCATCCACCTTGAACCCACAGGCATCCCATTTATCCATTGGCATCCACCGAATGGCTTGTTTCACCCATTGGTTCAAGCGTAACTGCCTAAAGGAGTTTTCTTCAGCAGGGTTCTGTTTGGCTGACTCACAAGCTGCCTTGACCTTATCAATACCAACCGTAACACCCAGAGACGGATTCGCCTTCTTCCAAACTTTCGGGTCAGTCCAATCATCACTTTCATCTGCACCATAAATCACCGGATAAAAAGTCGGGTCATGTTTACGATCGTCAATAATATCAAGTGCCTTCTGGTGCGTTTCGTAACAAATGGAATTGGTATCCGTGCCTGCAGTCGTAATCAAGAAATACAGAGGTTGCGTTCTGGCATCCCCGGAACCCTTGGTCATAACGTCAAAGAGCTTACGATTGGGTTGAGTGTGCAACTCATCAAAGACTACGCCATGAATGTTGAAACCGTGCTTTGAATAAGCTTCCGCTGATAAAACCTGATAAAAGCTGTTCGTTGGCTTAAAGACGATTCGTTTCTGAGAGGCAAGGATTTTTACTCGCTTATTGAGTGCTGGACACATCCGAACCATATCCGCTGCCACCTCGAAAACGATTGAGGCTTGTTGCCTGTCAGCTGCACAGCCATAAACCTCGGCACGCTCTTCTCCGTCACCACAAGTCAGCAACAAAGCAACCGCAGCTGCTAACTCGGATTTACCCATCTTTTTAGGGATTTCGATGTAGGCTGTGTTGAACTGCCGATAGCCATTGGGCTTAACTGTTCCAAACAAATCACGGATGATTTGTTCTTGCCAATCAAGAAGTTCAAACGGTTTGCCAGCCCACGTTCCTTTGGTATGGCTCAAGCACTCGATGAAGTTCACAGCATAATCTGCTAAGTCCTTGTCGTACTTTGAGGTCTTTGCCTTAAACTTGGTCGGCTTATATTTCTTCAAAGGCAACCGCACCACTCCTTTCTCTGTGTAGTAAAAAGACCGCCTAAGCAGCCTTCCAAAATCTTCTATTCTTCCCCAGTCATGATGAAATGAATGTATTCCTTCTTGTGGTCCTCGATGAAAAGCACGAGGTCAAAGAAGTTTCGCTCATGGGCTAGGCGTTGAACATAAAGCGTGTCGAACATATTGGTTAATCCAGTATCTCGAATCGCTATGATCTGCTCCTTAATTCTTGGATTCATTTTGCCCATCCTTTCTGCCTTGCTCGTAGGCAGCAATGAGTGCGTCCTCAAGGCTCCACACGGCAATGTCGAGGAAGTCTTCGCGGTCGCTGTTATGCGCCTTCAAATCTCCACGTTCAGGCAATCCAACGATGTATCGCTTGGCGATGTTGTAAATCTTACGTTTGTTAACTGCCATGTTAAAGTCCCTTTCTGACTCGGATGGTTTCTGCTCCTTTTGACTTAAGGTCAACCCAGACCAAATCGTGATTGCTCACCATGTAACTGACATAGTCCCAAGCCTCTTTAAATGTTTCATAGCTTTCACGATTCCCGTTTTGATAGACTAATTCAAAGTCAGGAATAATGTACCGGACCGCATCTTCCCCGTAAAGGACGTTGAGGCTTGAGCCGTTGTCCCAGTTCACTAGTAAGCTACCTGTGTCGTCAACACCTCTTACCGTGCCCTGTGTGCCAACTGGTGGCGCTTGTGGGTCATTCATTTTGACGAGTTCTACACGACTACCTTCAGGGTAACGTTTCTTCATACTTTCAACTTGCTTATGATTTGGAAACATCATCATATCCTCCATATTCTTTTGGTAGTCTATCTATCACTCTAAAAGGGATGAATAGCAAGTGATACGCTCTTTATTTAGGCTTTTCTACGTCAGTGAATGCGATCGTTTTGCCCTCTCGAATCACAGATACCTCAGCATCACTGCCAACCTGCTCGATGTAACGTTTGATAATCACATCGCAGAACTTTTCATCGAGTTCAATCGTGTGGCAAATACGGTCCATCTGCTCACATGCAATCAGGGTTGAACCACTTCCCCCGAAGATATCCAACACGATACAATTGCTGAGTGATGAGTTCGTAATTGGATAAGTAAGTAGGGGAATAGGTTTCATCGTTGGGTGATCACCATTTTTCTTAGGTTTATCAAACTCCCAAATGGTCGACTCTTTGCGCCCTGTATACCACTGATGTTTCCCTTTTTTCTTCCAGCCATAGAGGACTGGCTCATGTTGCCACTGATACGGTGAACGTCCCAACACCAAGCTTTGTTTCTTCCAAATACAAGTACCCGAAAGATAGAAGCCGGCATCCACAAATGCTTTACGAAAATTCAAACCTTCCGTATCCGCATGGAAAACATAGATGCTGGCATCGTCAGCCATTGCTTTTTCCATACAAGAAAAAGCGTCATACAGAAATATGTAGAACGCCTCGTTTGCCATATTGTCATTTTTGATTTTGCCTGCACTACCTTCGTAGTTCACATTGTAAGGAGGATCCGTCACCACTAGGTTGGCAAGTTTTCCGTCCATCAGAACATCATAGGTTTCTTGCTTGGTGCTGTCCCCGCAAACAAGACGGTGATTGCCAAGCAGCCACAAATCCCCGGTTTTCGAGAAGGTTGGTTTCTCAAGTTCGGCATCCACATCAAACTTATCTTCTTGTGCTTCCGCATCGCCATTCAGTAACTGGTCAATCTCAGCAGCATCAAATCCGAGTAAGTCCAAATCGAAGTCGGCACCTTGAAGGTCAGACAACTCGATACTCAACAAATCGGTGTCCCACCCAGCGTTCAATGTCAACTGATTATCGGCTAGTATGTATGCCTTTCGCTGACTTTCGGTTAAGTATTCTTCTTTAATGCAAGGAATTTTATCTAGACCTAAGCGCTGAGCAGCATAAAATCTACCATGTCCGCATAAGATGGTATTATCCTCAGAAATTACAATAGGTGACAAAAAACCGAACTCTTTGATTGATGCCGCAATTTGAGCGATTTGTTTATCATCATGAGTACGAGCGTTATTGATGTATGGGGTTAACTCTTTGATGTCAGCTAAGTAGTATTTAGTTTCTTTAATGGGCATAAGACAACTCCTTTCCAAGCATTGTTTCCACTCGTTGAACCACTCCCTTTATTGTGTCATGGGTGCAACCGTTCATTCTACCTAATCTAGACAGCGAAAAACCACAGTGCCTATTCAAAATATAGATGCCAACCCAATCACAGGTTGGAATTTTGTAGGTTCGCTTCGTAGCTCGGGGATCGAATAATCCTGTTTCAATAGCATGAGCATTATTTTCAGCAACCGTACACCACTCCAGATTATCTAAACGATTGTTTTGTTTATTACCATCAATATGATTAACCACCAAATCAGGTTCTTCTCCCACCCATGCATTCATCATCAACCGATGACCTTTCACATGTTTCTTCCTTCCTTCAATGACCATGCGATACACTGAATAACCATACTTATCAACTGAGCCTTTCAACCGGTTGATTCGATACTGCTCAATCAGATTTCCAGCCCTAGAAAACTGTCGCTTGCAAACGGAATAAAACCTCCCATTTAAATCACAAACATAGCAATCATTCTCAATACAAAAACGATAGGAATTTACTCCTATCGCTTTCAGGTGTTCATCTATCCAATTTAATTTCTCAGGGCTATGCATTAGAACAACCCCCATTCTGCTAACTTCTCGAAACCTCCTAGTTGATTCACGAAGTCACGCGCTTCCTCTACAATTACCGAGTAAGGCAAGCCATCAACTTCCTCATCACCAATGGCACAGATTAGTTCAACTAGCTTTCCTGTTTGTTGGGCCTTGAGGAATGCGTGGATGTTAATTGATACATCCGC